AATCGGGGCAATCACGTCAGTTGGAAAGATGTAGTCCTCTGATGCAAAACGATTCATGTAAATCGGGTCTGACTCTCGGTTGAACCGAATATTCTGTGGGCAGCGAACTGAGTCGCTACGCGCAGCCACCCAACCAACTGACGGCTCTAAAGAACGGATTGTGTCTACGTCATCCAGCAGCTTTGAGTAGCTGGTGGGGGTCAAGACAACATCGTCATTGCAGACGATGCAAGCTGTGTGGTACTTCAGGGCATCGTCAATGATGTCGTTGTAGTCCTCACCGAAGTTACGCGCCTCACCAACCATGATGCGTACATTGGACAAGTTCTCCATCTTGCCAATCACGGACTCAGGGCCGCGAAGGTAGACAAACGCTTCTGGCGCGTATTGCTTGATGGATTCAAGCAGTACAGGCAACCCCTTGCCGTGTACTGTGGAAATACAGATTGGAATCACTTTTTCTTTTTAGGTTTAACGCCAGCTTCGGACAATGCGATGGCAATGCCTTGCTTAGGGTTCTTCACTACCTTGCCGCCAGCACCAGAGTGCAGCTTGCCAGTTTTAAATTCATGCATGACCTTCTCAATTTTTTTAGCTGCCGCTGAAATCTTCATAGCCTACCCCTTCAAAGTTAATGGAATGAACCGATTATGCAACCCGCGACAGGTTGCGACGCAAAGGCTTTGACCATTGCTGCGCAGTGTTCGCACCGAACATACCGACAGCAGCATCTGAAGCAAACGTCAAAACAAATGAGTCAGCCTTGTCAGGGGACTTCAATCCGCGCTTACGGATGTCATCCTTTGACTCAATCTGAATCTTGCCGTTGGACGTGAAGAAGTAACGAACCGTAGCCAACTCCGCTACAAGCTCCTCATCCAAAGGAATACGACAGTCACGCGCCTCAAACCATGCTTTGCACTTGTACCAAAGCTCGGCGCGTAAGTTTCTGTAAGTCTGACCCATTGCAGGAGACTCGGACACGTTGATGCCGCGAACAGGCAAACCCAATTCACGCAGTCGGTCAACCACTCCAGCACCCAAGCCGATCGAGTCAACCAGAATTTCATGGGGGCGCACAGATGACGGCAGGGCTTCCCACTCGGCAACCACTGCACCCGTCAATTGCATCAAGTCCAAGTTCTTCCAAACCTTGATGGGTTCAATCAAAGCATTGCCTTGACGCTTGGCAAGGGTTGAACGGTCGCCACCAAAACGAGCAACGTCCAAGCCCCATATCAGCTTGGCGTGTTGGGATGTCTCAACATCACGGTGTTTAGCAAGTTCCAGCAGCTCCATCGGGATGATGGTGTCGTCATCAGATCGTGGGAATTCGCCAAGGACGCGAATACGGTAGGCGTTGGATTCCTCACCGTAGCGAGCTTTCATCTCCTCCACGTAGGCTTCGGACACCCGTGGCGAGTCAACGCAGGAAACCTTCATGGTTATCCAATCGCTGGCTAGACGGTTATGGGTATCGTAGAAGAAGCCAGAAGAACGGACAGGGTTACCCAAAAGCAGGGTCACGGCGTTGTGTCCTGACATCGAGCCAGCCGCAGCCTCGAAAACCTGCTCAGGAATACCAGACGCTTCGTCAGCAATCAGCATCACGTTGTCAGAGTGAACACCCTGCAAGGCTTCAGGCTGTTCGGCGCGGGATGTACGCGCTGACACGAAGGCTTCGGTTGCAGCTTCTTTTACCTCAATGCGGTCTTGCTTGACTTCAAGCATATCCCGAAGTGTCGGTGGTAACTCCTTGACCCAACGCTTTAATTCCGCGAACAAAGCGTCATACAACTGGCTGGACGTTGGAGCTGTCACCACGACCTTGACGGGGTAACGCAAAAGCAAATACCAGATGATTGCCCACGAAGCACCAGTTGACTTACCAACACCGTGGCCTGAACGGACAGAGATTCGGCGCTCACCTTTGGCGATGTGGTTGAGCATAGTCTCTTGCCAAGTGTCAGGTGTGGTGTTCAAGACCTCCTTGACAAACAGGACGGGATTGTTTCGGTATCGGGCTGTGAAGGCCACGAAAGGATTGTTGGAAATCTTTTCGTCTAGCTTTTTGGCAGCGTTGTCCACCAGCTCCTGCGTGTCAGGGTGGAGCTTTTTCTTGGTTTCTTTTGGTGTTGATTCTTTCGTCATGTTGGCATTGTGCCACCAACATAAAAGATTTTATTCAACCTCTACGTAATCTTTGCGTTCCCAAGCCTTGCAGGTACGCATATTGTGGCAAATGAACTCGAACTTGTGGCAGTAGCCGCGACCACCACCATCAGCATCAAAGCGATCTTGTGGGATTGACTCCATCTCAGCCAGCATCTCAGGCGTGTTGTCAAAGTATTCGCAGTTGGCGCATAGCTGTCGGCGAGCTTGAGCTAGTGGGATTTTCCACTCTTTGGCGATTGCGTTCCAGTAGACGTTGTTTGTTCCGCTGGTCTTATCTGGACCGAGCATCTGAGTTCGCACCAATGTTTCGCGCATCTTGGCGTTGGTTGCAGCCGTCAAGCCATTGATGTCAGCCATCTCAGGCTTGTCACTCATCTCAATATCTAGAAGTCCCATAAAACCTTTCAGCGGAATAAGGCCGCGATCTGTAAGTGTTGGGAATTTTATTGGAAATATAGAGGCTCGTCTTTCCAGCCTGTCACCACGAACATTAAGTTCAACCTTACAAGGGTCTGATCGAGCGTGGTTCCCCATTGGATGGTGTTGGTGGTTCTGTTCATTTTTGAGCGCGGGCTCCGACAGGACAGCGGAGATAGAACAATATTCGTCACCAACACGGCTGAGGACTTAGAAAGGACCACCCGTTGCTCTTAGCGGCCCTTCCATCCGTAGCACCAGATAAGTCCTCATGCGTCTTGATGTCTTGGTCAAGTGTATCAGATTTTATTTTTTAAATTTTTTGGACGGTTTCTTTAATAGCAGGGGGGTGGGGGTGTGGTGTAGTGATATTTTTTTTTGGGATGCGTGTGGAGTTGCCAATGTACAGCCACCCCGCCGACACGCCCCCACGGGGGGCTAGGAGCGTGTCAGGCTGGCACGACTCCTGCATGATGTGACAAAGTGAATACTAAATCATGCACGTACTTTATACAATGTCCATTATGTAAAGTTATTTCAGCGTTATCCACAGCTCATACACGCAATCCGTTGCATCGCTGCAACAAAGCACATGAACTGTGGACAACTTGAACAACTTAGCTCAGTTTGTCTGTGGGTAACTCAGCCTCTATTACCTCTCCATGTCGCAGCGCATCGAGCCGCAAGTTAGCCAGATTGACCGTAACGCTTGGCATCTTGTTCTGTGCGTAGGCTGCTGGATTCCAGCGTTCAGCGACCCACTGGCGCGTATTTATGCGCAATCTGGCGATTCTTTCATCTTCTCGCTCTGATTCATCGGCAATCTCAATCATTTCTGTGACGAAGTTGTCAGCCGCTTTCGCGCGCGTACGTGTGAGGAAGCCCTCTTGCTCTGGGAGAGCTAGCCATTCTTCCAAGGCTTTCCTACCAACTCCAAGTGCAACGCAAATGCGGGTAATACCCTTTCCAGACTCAAACATTGTCTGAATCTGATCTTTCGGCAAAGTATCAAGCAACGCCAAATCAGCGTTCTTTTTTTTGTTTCCAGCCATTTCTACTCCTTTTTGATTGATTTGATTTAAAGCTCTACAAGAGATTTCTATATCAAACCCTTCTGCGGATATTGATTTGATTTTTTAACGCGTTTAATCAGTGTTTAAATGCGTTCTTGAGACATTTTTGATTGTAGTTCTTTCTCTAGCTGTTCTTCAGCTTCGTTTAATTCAAATGTTGGATGTGTTTCAACCAAGATGAATCTTCTCTGTATTCCTCGAATCTTATGGACGTATCTTTGCAATCTTTCTTGTGATGATTTGACAAAGTTTTTAAGACTAGGACCAAGTTCGTCAATTTCATCTTGACTCCAAGTTTTGCTGCTCTTCTCAAAGATTCGTTGGTAAAAGGACTCAAGATACAGTAAACGATCTTGGACTGTGTCAAGCCTTCTTGATGAAGTTGCCCCATTGCAAGCAGAACAGCAAGCCACAGTAATTGCAGGTATCCGATGTCGTTTTCTGTATTGATAATCCATTGTGTCAATCGAACTTAAAGATGGAACGTGATCCAAAGTGTCAGCAGGATCGCCACAGTAAAAGCAGTAAAACCCTTCTGGCGTGTAATGACGCTCGTACTTGTGGTTATGCAATTGAACGAGCTTTTTCCTGTAACGGCTTGAAGTCATAAGTAAACACCTTTATCTGATGTTTAGATCGTGCCTATCTGTTCTTACTTGTTTCTTACAGACGTGTCGAACACCTTAGCCATACGAGAACCATCTAAAACGCCATCATCAGACGGCATATCCTCCAAGCCAGTAGCTCCACCATCAGGGAATTTGTTAGCTGGCTTGTCCAATCTGACCATCTGAGCTTGTGGATGTAAACGCTTCAAAGCCATAGTTTCCCGCACCACTTCAGCGTTCATCACCAACTCAAGCTCCTCCATGCACCAGATATGTCTACGCTCATCGTGACCAGCGAACTGGTCAAAGTGCAGCGCATCCTCGTAAGTCTCCACCACAACCATGATTGAGCCGTCCTGCATCTCATACTGGCAATGCTTCACCTCGGGCATCTGTCTAACGCCAGTTGTAACAGCCCACTGTTCCAACGCTGCATAAGCCTTCTTCATGCCTTCCACTGCTTTTGTGAGCCTAACTTCGTCCCTCATCTTCTGTGCAGCATAGATTCTTTCCGACTGCATCCAGAACTTGGTTCGGAACTCCTCATCCACCAAACCAATCAGTCTGCTGATACCCCACTTCTTTTCGTGCGCTTGTTGAACGTTAAGAAGTTCAATCAACTTACTTCGCATGAACAGCTCAAACGGGTCTGCTGGAATACTAGGCTGCTCAACCTTCTTTTTTATCTGCCTTGTTGCCATAAATCTCTCCTTACACTTTTCTTACAAATCTATCCCAAATCGACTGCGACAAAAGGACATATGGGTGTGTCTTATAGACCCACACCCCATTTGTCCTCCCTATTGTCGGGACAAATGGCTCTCCCATTTGTCCTCCATTTGTCCCATTTGTCCCATTTGTCCTCTCACCTTTTTCATGCTCATTTACTGAATGGAATCACAGTGCTTGAACCATCACCTTCAGCATAAATTGCCCAACACCAATCGTTATGGACTTCAACTTTTTCAAGGTCAACAAGTGCAGACTTAACTCTTGTCCATGCTTTATTGAAGGTTGATGGCTCCACATCGCTGCCCATCTTGGCTTTGAACTCCTGCTTCCATTGCTCAATCTTGATGCACTTATTGCGTTTACCGTCAATGTTCTCCATCATCCCGAACTTCTTGATGGCTTGGTGCAAGCAGTTCAATGCAAGGCTTTGGTTGCGTCCACCGCCAGTTCTGTCTGGTGGCTGTGACGCTTCCTTGCGACCTTGATTCACGTTCATCTCGTTATCCACTTCCACTGCTAGAGATGACACATTATCAAATCCCAAAAGTGTTGTGGATAACTCCACCGTAATCATCTGAAAACCGTACCTTTGACCGTCCTCACCATCCTTCTGTTTGCTGATGTGCAGAATGCCTTTTGGCGCGTCCTCGATACGGATGATCTCCAGTTCCGTGTCCACGGCTCCTAAGAGTGAGCTGTGACCCCTAAGTCCTTTGGTGGCATCCTTACCAGCATGGTGAACCACTAAGAGTGCGCAGTTGTATCTGCCTTGGATTGCACCAGCAGCAGTGATGAAGGCTCCCATGTCCTCGCTGGCGTTCTCATTGCCACCGCCAAAGGCTCTGGCCAATGTGTCGATGACTACAAGTTCAAACTGGATGTCGTGAGTTGCTTGAATGTCATCCACGGCTTGGATTAGGTCTTGGATGTCCGTGGCGCTTGATCTCAGGTTAATCTGCTTGCGTAGGAAGAACACTGGCGCACCTGCTGGTGTGTTGTGATGCTTCTTCATGGCCTTGATACGCGCACCGATACCACCGTGACCCTCACCAGCAATGTACAAGACTGCACCTTGATGCTTGACTTCTTTAGTCAGGAATTCCCTGCCAGTTGCTATGCACTCCGCAATGTCCAAAGCCACAAATGACTTAAAACTTGCTGGTGGAGCGTACAAGGCGACAAATGCTTTCTTAGGGATGACACCTTCAATGAGCCACTCCACAGGCTCGTCATCAATGTCATCCAGTTGCTCAATCTTGAAGGGTTGACGTTGGATACTTAAATTCGTAGGTTGTAAACTTAAAGCAGTTGCTGATGTTTCATCATTAGCTGTTGCTTTTTCCTCTGCCTCGCTGAACCTATCAGGAATCGTTACGTCATCCTCATGTTCGATTTTTGCCTGTTTCTTAACATGAGCCGCCAAGTCCTGCTTGTCATAGCCGTACCTGTTCACATACTCGTAAGCATCTTCCTTGATGTCATCCAAAGGCAAGTCCACGACTCGGATTGAGTTGGTGACGTTCTTCAAGGCTTTGACTGCTTTCTTCGCGTACTCCCAACCCACCTTGTCGTTATCAGGAAGGATGACCACGTTAAGACCAGCGAAATACTGGATGGCATCTTCAGGGAAACTGCTGGCTCCTTGATGCGTACACGTTGCAACCACGCCGATCGACTTCAGCGCATCCGCTGCCTTCTCGCCTTCCGTCAGGAATACGGTGCGATTGTTTTGTCTGGCTGCTTCCACCTCTGGCAAGTTGTACGGGACGATCTTGGCTCCAGTAATTGACGGATGCTTACGTCCGTTCTCATCAACCCTAAATTGCTTGTACGTCTTACCCTTGGAGT